TCACAACACTGGACAATCATCATCATCCTTCCCTGTCCGATTGATAACGAATGTCACTACCCCGACAACTGTAACATCATCCAGGGCCTCACCTTCCAGCGCTTCACCGTCTCGTGTAATAAATGCCCGGCCCATAATTTTTGCAAAATCAGTGCCGCCGCCGTATTGAATTAAAACGGTATCTCCTTGCTTTGGTTTTACTGAGCAATCCACTACGGCATAGCCGGTTTCTGTTTGTACTATCCGAGTATTGGGGCCGGTACCGCAGAGTGAATCAACGGTCAGACGCCGTTCAACATAGTCAGCAGCTGGCGACGGAAATCCCACGTTATAGCCCTCCGTTTGGGTTGTATAACTGGAAGGTGCGCTCATCGCCTTCCTGCGTTGAGACATCCCGGAATGTCGTCACATAGTGCTCTATCCACTGGTTAGCCTGGCGCGGTGACCATATCCAGTTAACTTTTGCGAGTTCCCGGATAAAACCGGACGTTGTCACGGTGCGACGGCCATTAGGCTCAATGACAATTGCCTGACGCCAGGCTATTTCGATATCTGAGTTTCGCGGCATAACTTCACCTCCCGAAAATACTGTTTTTATATACAGTAGATTCATTAAGAGATCTGATCAATACAGGTTCCAGCTATCAATCAGGAACACTGAGGAGGAAACCAGTCACCTTTTAGCCTCTGATATTGGTTTCACTTAGTGATTATGTTGTCTATGTGCCAACTATGAACTATCTTTTCTCAAAACCTGCTACTGCAAAATGGATATAAGATGTCACAGACGGACTTGCTGATTGTTGTTTTTACTCTGGGCATTTTAGCCTTTGGCTATTCCATATGGTTCATTTCGAACAGAATACCTTGCTCGATATTTCATAGAGTTACAAATAATATATGAATTGGGATGGTATAGACCCAAATTCATGGTCCTTGCCCCTCGTGACCTGCTCCCCGTTGATTAGTACACCCCGATGTTAGTAATGTCTTCATAAGCCACATGAGGACATCCCCATGAAGAAGCGTTTTTCCGACGAACAGATCATCAGTATTCTCCGCGAAGCCGAAGCTGGGGTACCCGCCCGTGAACTCTGCCGCAAGCATGCCATTTCCGATGCCACGTTTTACACCTGGCGTAAGAAGTATGGCGGTATGGAGGTGCCTGAAGTTAAGCGCCTGAAGTCGCTTGAGGAAGAGAACGCCAGACTCAAGAAGCTGCTTGCCGAAGCCATGCTGGATAAAGAGGCGCTTCAGGTGGCTCTTGGGCGAAAGTACTGACGACAGACCAGAAGCGGGAAGCCGTGATGCTGATGTGTGATGCGACCGGTCTGTCGCAACGTCGTGCCTGCAGGCTTACAGGTTTATCCCTGTCGACCTGCCGCTATGAGGCTCACCGTCCGGCTGCTGATGCGCATTTATCAGGGCGCATCACTGAGCTGGCACTGGAGCGCAGGCGTTTTGGCTACCGTCGTATTTGGCAATTGCTGCGCCGTGAAGGGCTTCATGTTAATCATAAGCGCGTGTACCGGCTTTATCACCTCAGTGGCCTGGGCGTAAAACGCAGAAGACGTCGTAAAGGGCTGGCAACAGAACGTCTGCCGCTGCTCCGTCCGGCGGCGCCCAATCTGACCTGGTCGATGGATTTCGTCATGGACGCACTTTCCACCGGTCGCAGGATCAAGTGTCTTACCTGCGTCGATGATTTCACAAAGGAATGCCTGACGGTCACTGTTGCCTTTGGGATTTCAGGCGTTCAGGTCTCACGTATTCTGGACAGCATTGCACTGTTTCGAGGCTATCCGGCGACGATAAGAACTGACCAGGGGCCGGAGTTCACTTGCCGTGCACTGGATCAATGGGCCTTTGAGCATGGTGTTGAGTTGCGCTTAATCCAGCCGGGCAAGCCAACGCAGAACGGATTTATTGAGAGCTTTAACGGACGATTTCGCGATGAATGCCTGAATGAGCACTGGTTCAGCGATATCGTTCACGCAAGGAAAATCATTAATGACTGGCGGCAGGATTATAACGAGTGTCGTCCACATTCAGCACTGAATTATCAGACGCCATCAGAGTTTGCAGCACGGTGGCGAAATGGAAAATGTGAAGGTAAACAAACCGACCTTACTAACTGACGGTTGTATCTAATCCTGGGGGCAGGTCACTCGACGTCGGAAGGTACTTACAGATCATCTTCGCTCTTAACCTATCACATCGGCACCTACTCCATGATGTAACAGCTCAGACCAGAAATATCTGGAAGCTTTAGGCATATTCTTGGAAGATAGACGAGCGCAAAGACGCACACAGCAATGATGTTATGTAGTATTTTCCCCTTGAGTGTGCCTGCTCAAGGGGATTTTTTATCGCCGTATTGTACTGGCAAATATTTGTAAATCGTCTTCACTCCCACGCCTGTCACATCGGCCACACGCTACTGGACGGGCGCTTAGTCCGGTATGTTTCTCGCGCTACTACTGCTTACGTTAACGTCTGGTAATGATCTAGCGGCGCGACGTAAAGCGGCGTTGAAAGCAATTATAGTGACCGGCCGGCGATGGTACTTCACACGGTTAGAATGACTCTGAAATAAATAAACATCTTCTGGATAGCGTTCTCTTCTACGAGCAATCATCGCCTCCACTGGAGGGGTTGATTTAACACGTAGCTCCTTCAGGTGACCCTGTTTTCGTATCAGTATCAAGTCACCATCAATATCATCATATCGAATACTCAGCAGCCTTCCAGCGCTTAAACCCGTGTGAAAAATTAACGCCCACAAGTCAGCCCATGTATCTGAGATGGAAACAAGATTGCTGTTAATAGTTAAAAATTGCTCAAAACTTATTGTTTTCTTACCGTTCACGAACAACCCAAACTGTTTTCAAAGCTGAATGAATTGATTAAGCCAAACGTAACATATCAGGAAAAGTAGTGAAATCTTTGTCTTCAAGTCGCCGGGAGGTACTTGTAGATTGTTTTCACGTCCACGCCTATCACATCTGCGATCTGTTGCCGGGTAGCGCCGTTCTCCAGCATTCGGCGGCACCGCTCCACCACTTCTTCAGTCATTACCTGGCGGCGGCCGCCGACTCTCCCCTGCTCCCTCGCAGCTGCTAACCCGGATAGGGTACGTAGTGCTACAGATTGTTAATTTTATTGCAAATAACCTTGCTGAAATAGAAATAACAGTCTACATAATATATGTTACTTATTGTAACTTTATGTAAAAACAATACCAAAAATAACTGAAGGGGATAAAAATGAAAATGAGCATAAGTGAAATTGAATGCGATGACGCAGAAAAACTAATAGAAAAATTGGATTTAAAATACGACATTACTTATTTATGTTGGTGGAAACAGGGCGACACTTGGAAATTAATCATCGTTTTTAATAACTATTCCTCGCTTGATAGAAATGAAATCAAAAATGACATCTCAAAAGAGATTTCAGACATCGGAATCACTTCCTTTGCCACTTCTGATTGCGTACCATCAGGCACCAACATAATAGATCAGTCTTTGAGAAGGTTTGCTTCAACGCCACATAAAGAATTTACAAGGATAAACTTAGAAAATTGTCAAGCGTTTGGATTTTCTGTTGAAAACACAATAATTTTGCGCGCATAACAAACATGCATTTATATGCGCTGCCAGATTGTTTGGTAGCGCATTTTATCTGCCTCATTACACACCAGAATAAGATAATTGGATTTGTGACATTCACATCCAGTTATGGGCTTGCAGTATTTTTAAGTTGGTAATAATGAAAATATGTTTCTTATGTGCGTTGTGAAATCGCCTTCTCCTGCTCTTCCGTCGCGTAACCAGAGCATCTGATACGTCCCACCATTCCGTCTGTGTCTGCGCCGGTAGCACTGTAGCCAGCAGTAAAGCGGGTGACGATATAGATGTGTACGCCGACACCCGTCATGTCCGGGATTTTTCCCGATGCAGTAACGACGCAGATGCTCGCCAGAGCTTCTTTGCTGTAGTTTTCCCGCTACCTGCTGCCGGGTTGCGCCGTTCTCCAGCATTCTGCGGCACCGCTCCACCACTTCTTCAGTCATTACCCGGCGGCGGCCGCCGAATCTCCCCTGCTCCCTCGCTGCGGCTAAACCGGCGCAGGCATCGTGCGTGGTAGTGAAACGGCGCAGTACACCCCGTCGGCGACTTCAGCGGTACATCCGGTCCGTGCTCTGTCGGGTATTTTCCAGTTCGGGATGCTGGGCGGTCCGTTAACCGTTATTACTGAGCAGGGCGTACGCCCGGTTTACTATGCGCCGTTAAGTTAAGATCCCTTTGTTGTGAAGTGTGCGTTCAGACGCATACAGTATTACCCTCCGGCGTGCCGGAGGGCCTTTTCACATTACCGCAGGGCGCCGGACACCTGCGCCCAGATAAAACTCTCATTCAGTGATCCCAGCGTCCCCAGTAGTTCGGCAGTATCCTGGGCCGCGGTAATTGCGTCGGCGAATCCGGGAAACAGGGTTTCCATTTCCTCCGCTGATACGCTGTTCCCGCTCAGTCGCTCCGTTGCCGTGGCCGCGCCGTTCTCCACCTTCACCAGGTGTACTTCTTCCGATAAATCATTGCTGACAATAATCAGGCTCATATTTCCTCCCGTTTTTATGCGTAATACGCCACACGAAACGCCGATACTCCGCTCGCAACACGAAAACCGTTAAAACCAGCCATCCAGACACCGGCAGACGCACCATCCGTATAGGAACCCTGCCGACGCAACATGCGTTCGGTCGCAGCCGTTGCGGGGGTGGCGGAAATCACAATTTTGTCGCTGCCCAGCGTGGCGGCATTGGCTACCAGCGGATAAAGGCCGTACTTTTTCAGTACCGCCAGCGCCGTTGCCGAAACCGGGTTCGCGCCAGCATTGGCCATGGATGAAAACGCAGCGCCGTCAGTGGCGGTGAGCGTGTAGTTATTACCCACCGCTGATGCATTGAGTATCTTCACGCTGTTCGCCAGATTCGAAACAAAATCCACGCCTGGGGTACCGGTGTATGAAAGGTCCATTAACTCTCCGGTTGTGGCATTGATTGCCTTCCAGCCCGCAGAAGAGACGGACAGGTCAGCCCCCCCCGCAGCAGCGTTATTGTTTGCAAAAATATGCAGCTCACCGGTGGCACCGCACAGACGGACATCTGGTGTCAGCAGGTTGTAGTTTCCGTTCACATCGCTGATACCGTTGTACGCGTTATTGTGCCGGAATGACACCGGGCCTGAGCCTGTGTAAATCACCGGCGTGCCGGTTGTGATACCGGCTGTGGCGCTCACCCCATCCACCCGGCGGCCGTATTGCGTGCTGTCGGTTGCATCCCGCCCGTAATAGTTATTTCCTTTAGGGTTGAATCCCAGCGCGTAACACTGCATCTGAACCGCAGACCACTCCGCATTGGTCATGACGTGAAAACCATCCCCACCCGCGCGCGCTGCGGTTACCGCCGCCGCCAGCGCGGGGGTTGACGGCTGGCGATTCGGCAGGGACAGCAACTCCCCGTTGATTAACGACGCCGTGTAGGTACCCACCAGGATCTGACTGACTTCCGTACCATTGATAATAAACGCCGGGTGTGTCCCGCTCAGGGCCGGGTCAATAACCGACATGTCGAATTTTTCAATAATGTTCATAAACGACGGCTGGCCTTTTGCCGTATAAAGCACCGTCTGTAACCCGCCGCTGGCGGCCTCCACCGACTGGCGGAGCGCGTCTTTAATTAAAATCGTCGTCATTTCAGGTTTTCCTTATCGGGTGTAATTAAATTTATTGTCGAGATACGCCAGACGGTCGTTAAACCAGCTGAATATCTGATCGCGACTCGTGACGGTTAGCGACGGTTTCGTCGGCCATTTATTGATTTCCGCTTTATCCAGTTCGTGGGTATATTTCGCGGACAGTCCGGCGGCAATGTCATAGAGGCAATTCACGCTGAAAATATCTTTATCGCGGAGTTCGGCGTAACGGGCGGCCAGCTCGTCAGCATACGTGACCAGTATTTTTTTCCAGAACGTACCGCCGTCGGTTTTCGGTGCTGAATCAGCGGCATAACTAATCTGCGTGCCGTTGTAATGCAACCCGTAAGTGGTATCGAGGTCATACGGCCCGAAATACCACTTTGTCCCGTCCCAGGTATAAAAAATCGCGTTTTTGGCCTTATCACCGGCAAAGAGGTCTGTCGCACCGACGGCGGCCAGCAACAGATAGAAATCGACAATATTGCGGGTATCGAGATGTTCCGGGGCCTGTTGTGTAAAATCAGCCTGCGCCAGATTCGCAAAGGCGTCCCACGTTTGCAGGTAGCCCAGCGTTTCTTCCGACACGGTTTTCGGCGCCTTGATTTCTATGGTATCCGAATCGGTTACCTGGGCGTTATCGTACATGGAGGTGATGGACTTCCATCCCCCCATGACAATCATTATCTGTTCAGGTTTATTTTTCGGGATATTATAATTTTCTTTCTTCTTGCCGATAGCCAGCGCCCCGGTGCCGTAGAAATCCCCATTGATATACATGACGCAGGGATAGCCGACAGGGTATCCCGTTGCCCGCGTATCCATTTCATCCAGTCCGGTTTTACCGACGTAATAATTATCGATATCTCGTTTCGGCCAGCCGTCGCGGGATGCCATCATCCGTTCCCACAGATGATAACTCATCAGGTTGCGTAAATTGGTGTGGTCAATCCAGTTGGCCTTAAACACCCATTCGTCGTGCGGCAGACAGTCGCCGATTTTTAACGTAAATAAATCGTCGTATTTGTCGTCAATATATAACCCGATATTGAGGTTTTTTTTCGCGTAGGCAGCGGACGAATCCCCCTGCACGGAAATGGATGAATACGGGATATTCAGTATTTCACCATCAATATCAATAGTGGCGGTGGTGTAATATTCGCCCTCGCCTTTAGAGGCCGGAATACCGGATGGCGACGTGACAAATAGTTTAATAATATTGCCCGGCTTCGGGAACGTGTACTGCTCGCTGTACGTTTCGCGGGCCTCAACAGAAATCGCATCAGGATCGAAACCATCCAGCGGCACCAGTGCTCCGCCCAGCATGGACAGGCTATAAAGATTGTTGAGAAGACGTTGCTGGTCTCCGGTCCCGTCTCCTTCCCCGGGATCAAACCCATCAAGTGCCGCAAGAGCGCCCCCCAGGGTGGAGATTGTCATCAGCGCATCCAGTTGCATGACCGGTACGGTGTCAGGCAGGCCGCTCACTTCATTCACTGCGCACGAAAGTAACTGCTGCGAAACATGTTGCTGTTGAATAATTTCACGCAGGATAACATTTCCATTATCCATTTCATTCATGGCAACCGTGAGTGTATGGTTCGCGAGGAGTAGCCGCTGAATACCCTCCGCAATATCACCGAACTGGTATCTGTTTCTCGTCCATGCCGTCCCGTCCCAGAACCAGTAAGCGCCGGTCGCGCTATCCAGTGCCAGAACGTTCGGTTTATCCGGCGTATAGGCCAGCAGCGTCTGTTCATCAGCGAACGCCAGCACACCGCCATTTTCCTGATACGCGGCCAGGACATCCGCGACCTTTGCCATAATCAGGCGCCAGGAGTCCAGCGGGTCGCCGCCGCGATCGGGGACGGTGGCCGCCGGGCCATTCACTAATCGTTCTACGCGCTTAACGTTTTCCAGGAAAATTTCAGGCGTCGTCGCGCCCAGCGGCGGATTAAAGGCCATGTTTTTTGCTCCAAAAGAGGCTTCGCCCAAACGAGGGTTTGAGCGAAAAGAGTTAATTAGGGGTTGTTATGGGGTATTACGCGACGTCGCCGGGGTATGTGGCGTCGTCGTAGTCATAAAATTCAGCGCGGTATTGCCGGGCAGTTATCTCGCAGGTTCCATCGTCCTGCGGCACTATCTCGGAAACAATGGCGTGATACAGGTCGCTCTCAGAACTACAGAAAATTAACCGGGGAGGCTCAATTATCGGATCATCCAGCAGGATATCGGCGAACTCAGATTGATACGGGACGGATACCTGATAGTTGTCACCTGTGGGTGATGCTTCAAACAGCCGTGATGCTTTTCCATCCTGGTAACGCAAATAGACACGTGGATTTGCAAAAGTCCAGTCCAGCGGCTCCGATACATCGAATGTGGTCACCCCACCAGCAGTAGCCATCGACTCAATCAAACACGAAATGGTGTTGCTGCCAGGGATATCATCAGTCAACACAATACGATCCCCGACGTTATAACAGAGCGCATCCAGTTCCGTCGTCGTTTTATGCGTCATGCGCTGCAGCTGGTATTTTCTGAGTCGGCGCATACCAATCTGATATGCGTGATCAGGATTGCCTACCCCATCAGCCCGGTATGCCTCTATTTTAAGCGGCGTTGGGTTGCCAGGCAGACGGCATTGCACCGTCTCTTCTGCCCAGGTCGATCCGTTGATATAGGTTACGTCAACACCATCGTAATCGTCGTCAGTCACCGTGACGAAATCGGTCTGCATCTCGGATACCATCTCGTGAGGGGTGATAGCCCCGGTCCAGGGTTTAACACCTTCACGACCCACTGATGCAACAGACTGGGTATTTAGCAGAAAATAACTCTTTCCGGCTGCAGCGATTTTCTGAAGCATTTCCAGCGCAGAAATACTGTCACCCGTGGCAAAATCGAAATACTCGCCGTTCGGGGTCCAGTAAGTCTGCTCCAGGGCATCTATTGCCTCAGTATCCATTTCCATACCAAGAGAACGGCCGACGTGATAAAGCGCACCAGAGATACTACGGGCTACGCCGGAGTCATAAATGCGCGTGGCCACAACGTTTACGCGCCGGTCAGACTGAGCCGCCAATTTGCCCCCCGTCTCAACCGTAACCCCCATCAGGGTGACGTCAGCATAGGATGTTGGCCGAGCCAACAAGCGACCACGCAACGCTTGCCAGTACATCGAGTCACGCGCGTTATTGCTACCCTGCTCATTGCGGCGGCGGCAGCGCACCTCAACCAGCCCAGGAGAAGAGAGATCAAAACGCTCTGTAAAACCCAACCCGTTGATATTTTTAAGCGCGTAAACTCCCTGCCTGCTCGTCCAGCCAGAGCCAGATCCATAAACACGGTACTGTATTTCCCACTCACAATGCCTGATGCGTTTTTTGCCTTTGCTGTCGAATCCGCAAATGCCAGACGGAAAGGAGAAATTCACCTCGAAAGCGTCCACCACTTCAGATTCCGGGCAGGCAAGGAACGGCCCCATCCAGGTATTGTTGTCGCTGATCCCTGTAGCCTGATAGTCAATCATCGTGCGGGGTGAGAAGCCAGACCAGGAAGGATCAACCACTCCATCAATCAGCCGCTGAACCGTTGCGGTCGTACCGTCCGCATCCGCAATGCGGTACTCGTTGCCACGGTGAGCCAGCGCCAGGCGTTGTGTTCCCTCCGGTATCCCGGAAAATGCCACTCCGGTTGCACTCCCATACGCCAGCGTAACGTTAGCAGTTATTGCCGGACTGCCTCCGCTGGACGCGGTGCCGGAGGTAAATACAGGACTGTCGCCAAAAACGGCTACCGGTAGCGATGATGAGGTAATGTTTCCGCCGAGCCAGGGGCTTGATGCCTCAGCAATCAGCACAACACCGCCGCTATCCTGCGCCAGTAATCCTGACCCGGTCAGGCCCTCGTTTATCACTGCCAGCAGGCCGGGCATATTCACATAGTCTGCAACAAGGGAAATGGTGTACTCATATCCCTGCCAGGTGATCGTAAAAGTCTGGCCGGTACCGGAGTAATCATATGTTGATGGGGAGGCATTTGCTTTCAGGCTGGCCGCATTTCCACCCACCCCGGGTATCGCGTCCTGTTTTGCCGTATAAGTTGCAATAACCAGTTCGTATTCAGTGCCGTTAATTTCCAGGGTAACCGGCATACCCGGATAGGGATTAATTTCACCCAGAGAGTTACTGGCGAGAACGCTATATCCCGACGAGGTTGAAACCAGAAAATTCATCGGGGCGACGATCGTAACAATGGCCCCCTCAACCCACGACTCAGGCAACGCATTGCCTTCATCGTCATCATCGTTGCCATCATCCAGCCCGTTAAACGTCACGGATGCGCCAGAAACGGTCATACTATCAGCGTTGATATCTGTCGAATCTGGCGAGGTCTGGGCCATATCAAGCCCACTCCCGCTGGAAGTACCACCTACCTCTGTCGAGTTGAACCAGTTTTCACTTCGCCGATCTCCTGAAACATCTGCTCCAGGTGAATAAACGTTGTAACTGAACGAGTCCCCTAATGCTGAAATAGGTGTTGAACCCACACGGATATCACCATTCGTAAACGCGAAATTCCCCTTTCCAAGGCAAACCATCATTTCGACGGTCATTCGCGTTGGATCATCAGGATTAAAGCGCGTCACTGGCTGTACGACATAATCTGGATAGATACGGCAACGGCCAAACACTTCGCGGATTGGGTCGCCAAGTTTCGCCTGGTTCGCTTTGGCTGGGTTTAAATCCAGCCCCAGACCACTGGAGGATGAATAGCCGCCTTTATCCATGTTCGACATGGTGATCAGCACATACACAGCCGAGGCTGCAGCGATGGCCGCCGCTGCCCAGGCAGCGATAGTAGTTGCCGTCACCCCCTCACCAGGGATCGGGTAAACTTTTACATCGCTCTCAGCACTGATAAAGCATAAAGGCCATTCTGCCGGTGGGACTGGCTTACCATTCACCTCAAACGTAACACGCTGCACCATATCGTTACGGTAGTTATCGACATGCTGGAGCATCCAGTCATGTATGGTCGTATCCCGGTGTTCATGCGTCTCCAGCGGTTCGCCAGGCAAACGCGACGGGTAAAGGCGGATTGTCACTGGTAATACTCCACTTTCAGAAACTGACGTTCAAAACGCGCCAGGGGAAGAATGGTCACGTTGCGCCGGGGATTGCATTCCATCACATAAAGCAGGCCGCTCAGCTCAACCACGATGCCGAGATGACCGATTACCCCACCCATATAGCAGGCGGCAACCGCACCCGGGCAGGGTTCGCACCGCACTACGTTTTGACGGAAGTTATTGCAGGCAATATGCATTTCATCGCCATCCTTTATCACACCTTCAAACGCAGGCCATTCAGGCAATCCGAGGTCCCGGCGGACCTCATGTACAATGCCGTAGCAGTCGAGAACAGGAAAAGTGCGGCCGCCCATCTGCCAGCGGACGGTCAGGTATTTATCAATGTTGATCATGGGATACCTATCGTGTGTAACGAAGACCCTGGAAGTACGTCAACGTGTACCTGTCACGTGGCCAGGCATAATCGAGCATATTTTTAAAACCAGCAGTGACGTTTACAGTCAGCGGTGTCCAGGAGCCTCCTTTAACCGGCATGACGTAAGGCGGCTCCGCTGGCGCGGTAAGGTCAGTGGAAATGTATTTCCTGAATGTGATGCTGGCAGTGGACATGGCATCAATGACCTTGCGAATAGCCGTGGATACAACGCCGTCGATGTTGCACAGCATAAACTTCAGGTCCTGCGTCCCGTCTTCGTTTCTGGCAGGAAGGGATAGGACAATGGCACAGGCAATAAACGTTACGGTTTCGCCCCTCTCGGTAACCGCCGTAATGTCCTCGTACCCCTCACACAGATAATGCGTCTGGCCGCCAATATCGATCTGCAACGTACCAATGATGACCTCCGACCCGGAGGACGCATAAAGGCGGTTAATCGCTGTCATGCTTAGGCCACTCCCTGTTCAGAGCTATATCGAGTAACGAACTCCCCACAATCCACTCCGGATATTCTCCCCAGCCAACCGCCGGCAGCGGCCGTTCCCACAACTCAAGGGATGCTGAATACCGCCAGTACAAGCCTCCTTCAGGCGTAGGCCCCTCATAAATATCGTTAAACCTGCAAACGTAATTTTTTTGCCCCACTGGCGTCAGTAGCGGCATGTTAAACCAGGCGCTGCCGTCTTTAAGAACATCCCGGTACCATGCCTCAAAAGCCTGGGCCTGCGCGTCAGTAAAAATCCAGGCTACATCTGTTTCCGTAGGAACAGAGGTATAGCCACGCCGTATTCTTTTACGCCCCGTTACGAGCTCGGTGATTTTTACCGGGGATTTCGGTTTCATTCCAAAGCCGTCTTTCAACGGCCCAGGGAGAACATCAGCGGGGTAGTAAAGTGTCGTGGTGATTGCCATCAGCGAATTTTCCTCCCCGAGTTGGTTTTCACCATAAGTGCCCTGTGTAGATCACCTTGCCCGGTAGTCACCGAGTTGACAGCTTTTCGGTAGCCGCGCTCAGCACCTTCAGCAGCGGCTTTGCGCACGAGGGCTACTGTCGCATCGGACGGGTTGCCATTAATGGGGATATTGATTGTGGGCGAATAAATCGCGCCGCCCCCTGTTGACTGGTTTGCAACTCGATCCAGAGTGGCATCCAGTTTTGCGCTAGTTTTAGCTGTCGTAACGCGCTCACCTTTCTGCAGAAGCCAGGTTCCTGTTTCGGGCACAGAGTCGATACCGTCGTGAGCCTGGCCATGAAGCGCCGATCCGATAGCAGTCATGAACACACCAGCAGCAGCTGCCGCAGCTATTGCTTGGGTTGACGCCACCACAGGCCCTACATAGGGAACACCAATCCAGGCAGTGAAGGCACTCAACGCTGCCATTGCTACCTGAGCAGCCGCATATTGCAGTAATGCAGCCCCAACAGATTGAATGAATGTCGCCGCAAAGTCCTGAGCGTTTAATTTACCGGTTTCCGCCCAGTTAATTACCATATCAGTTAAACTACTAAACGTTTGGGCACCTACTTGCTGCATATTTGCATATAGGTTTGAATATGCAGCAGCTTGATCTGATATTCCAGAAACGAAACCTGCAACACCATCGCTTTGTAACTCATCTAACTTCTTATAATGTTCCTCTTGAATTCTTAGCCTTTCATTCAGCGAGTTTTGAAGCGCTTCTTTCTTTTTATCGTATAGACTTTTATCAATATCTCCAGACTGAAATTGATTTAAAATCTCTTCCTGTCGAGCAGCAAAATCTTGCTGAATGTCATTATTATCCTGCATGCGTGAACGTTCACGACTACCAGAATAACGGCCTATTATTTGGTTATCAAACCCTTGGCGGACTAACTTATTCTGTCTTTCGAGATCTGAAACATATTCAGCTATTTTCGCATTTTCCTGATTAAGCCGTAACTCTTCCTTCTTGGAATCAAGGATTTTAGCCGCAGTTCGAAGTTGTTCCTTCTGCCCTTCTGATAATTTTTTCAGGTTTCCGCTGGTTATATCAAAATTAATCTTCTCCAGTTCGGTTACTTCTGCAGTTTTTTTACCTGTTGTTTCAATTAGGGCGGCCTGCTTTTGTAAATCAAGCAGTCTATTTTTGAAAGCATTGTCAGTAGGATTGCTTTTTGGTTTTGTTTTTGGCTGGTTCTGGTTAGACTCCCCTTTGCCCAACGAAAAATCATTATCTTTAGAAGTGTCAATGCCAAGATCAGAAAGTAGAGATGTGAGCCCTTTCGCTCCTCTATCTACCTGCTCCGGAGTCATGCTTGACTTTATCGCGCGAAGAAATTGAAGACGTTTAGTTAAAAAGTCTAATTCGTCTTTTTGTTCCTTACTTTGATTCCCTCGTTTGTTAAGGAATTCAATGCGCTGTGCAATATCACTTTCATCAGCAGCGTTATAATTACCAGATACAGCACCGATACGAGAGCGGGTATAAGTTGCAATGGCCCCCAGGCCACCAGCAATACGCCCCACAACCCCGGCAAGGCTTATGGCTTCACCAACCAGGTCTGATAGCCCCTGAAGAACAGCAGGATCGGTGAAGACGTCACGAATATCATCAAGCCCATCCTGCAATGGTGTAAGGTCAACCTTAGCCAGCCCCGAAGCAATTTCCATTTTAAGGCCGCGGGCGCTAGTCTCTATGTCCTGAAAGAACTGATTAACCTTAACAAGGTTATCAATATCTTCTTGCGGTGGAGCGACACCAAAATCTTTTGATAGCTGGATAAACTGTTTCAGCTTTTCGTTGTTGTTATCGAACAACGGCAGCATTTTTGACAGATCATTACCCAGACTTTCGAGAATATTTGTTTTCCCGGCCTGAGTGGGGATTTTCTGTAATGCTTCACTGATTGCCATCAGCTGCTTATCTGGGGATTGTTGAGCCAGCTTCTGAGCTGAAAGACCCAAAGTATCCAGCGCCTGAGCAGCCTCACCTGATTTATTCAGGACCGCATCGCCGACCTTATCATTAATGTCTTTGAAAATATCGGCTATGTTGTCACCGGTTAAACCGGCTTGTTCAGCAGCGTATTGCCAGGATAACAAATCCTGGGTGGACATTTTAAGAGATTTTGCCCAGCGATCAGCTTCTGTAACCTGCTGTGCAGTATTTTTAACAATGGCTAACCCAGCAGCACCAATGCCAACAGCTGCTGTAGCCGCCGCAGCCCCAACAGCAATAATTGACGAACTTACCTCTTTAGCGTCTTTTTTTACCTGGTCGCGCCACTTCTGAGAAGATCTTTCGGCTTTATCCATGCCCTGAACAAATCCACCTACTTTAGCGATCAGATCGATTGTTAACGTACCGAGGGACTTGCCAGCCATTCAATTTTCTCCAGGCAACAAAAAACCCCGCCGAAGCGAGGTTTTGGTTTGTTTATATATTGGTTAAAATTATTTAACTTTTCCCGTATAGCCCGCATTCACTTGAGCATCAGCGGAATCTATTTTCCCATGAGAGTAAAAAATAGTATGTGCTTCAGCACCTGTATATCCACCATAAGAGTTTTTAGCATTAATGGTTATTGGAATAAGCCATCCATATCGCATAGCCCCTCCTGATTCAGCTAAAATGCCATCCTTAAACCATGCTTTCTCTGGTGTACCAAAAGTATAATGAGCAGAATATGGGTCTTTTAACATCCTTCCCCACCAATCCTTTATCTGCTGCTGATAGTTATCCGGTAACACTCCATAATCAGCCGAATGCAACTGAACTTGGCTAGGTGGATTTGCTGCGCACGCAGTTAACAATAATGCAAATAACATAATCGCTATTTTCTTCATATCCCTATCCCAGTGGTTATTGTCGTACTGATGATAGTGATCACTGCAGCGATTTAAAAGTCATCACTGCCAACTTTTCATAGCTTCTTCCAGAGATAATGGCGCTTCGTTGATGTGCGGTGCAAAGTCACTTACCTTGAACGGCGGCGTGTTCTTTGCCTTATTGATGTTAGCCAGGACAGACGCCACCAGCGAAGCCCCCCACTCGGTACGCATCATGATATTGAGCGGTCCGTACTTCTCACGGTACTTGAGCCAAACCAGAAATTCCCTGCGACTCATCCGCTCCTGAGCCTCTGCGATGGTGCGGCCGCCGATGCCGTTCATCACCAGTTCGCACCAGAATTCATCCTCGCCGGTTAGCTCGTAGTCTTTCCCAGTTCGTTTACATCATGAATTGCAGCCAGGAGGGCCATAACAATCGGACCGTCCAGCGCCCCACGATCCGGGGAAGCAGTCCCAAGAATGTCAGCCGCGGTAAACACTGGGGCGCCGTCCTGATCGCAAATATGCGCCGCAATGCGCTCAGCAATCGGGTCCGATTTCCCGTTATACGCCAGCAGTTCAGCTTTAGTGGTGTGGTAGCCCATCGGGCGCACATAGACGGTTGCGATATGCTCTTTCCCGTCACGGCCTTTCCACTTAATTTCTTTTTCCACGGGACGCCCGGTAAAGGCACCGGTTTCTTTTAACGTATCGAGAGTAAGTTGCATTTCAGCTCCTGAATAGAAAAGCCCGGATAACCGGGCATATTAATTACGCTGCGGCCTTAGGCACCCATACGGAAGAGCCAGACCGCTGGATCGTGGCGGAGGTCGTCACAACAGCGTTACCCTGAAAATCAAACGGGAAGTCAGAAACGTAACCCTGGAAAATGAACCAGGTGCGATCCGATGGCAGCACCAGGCCATCAACAGCATCCTCAGCGCCAGGAGCGGCGGCTGTCGGGACACTGGTTCCATCTGACCAGCCAACCGCAAAAGTTAACGGCGTCTGGTCATTCGCTTCAGCGAGGCCATGCAACATAATGTGGCTGGCGTTCGTCGGATCGGCGTTCAGCCCGACGGTAGCGGCCGCAGGCGTTTTAAGCCCCTTTTTGTAGGTTCTGGAATCCCGCTCACTCAGACAGGTATCTTCAATCTGATCGGCAGGGTTGCCGCCGGGGTTGAAACTGGTGATGCATTCAACCTCGCTGACCACGCCAGACTTGAGCACAAAAAACTGCGTGCCTTGCGTTAATACAGACATGTTTTGTCTCCATAAAAGAAAACCCGCACAAGGCGGGTCAGTTTGGGGTTGTTGGTTATCTGGGCGTTATCCAGTCAACATCGAAGGAATAGCGGTATCGCATTGTTTCAGGGTCGCGACTTTGTTCACCCCATCGGGTGATATAGGCCTTGCCCTCAATCGCGTCGCGTAAAGCACGGGCAACGGCGATCACGTCGGTGTCAGTATCACCATAGACATCAACCTGCAGAGAATAATGATCCGCATCTGGCCGCTGGTTTAGATAATTTTCAGGGTTGCCACCTACGTTTTGCCAGACTGCGTAGGGATAAACGATATTGTCGTCCTGCATACCGAACGGATAAAGCCGCACGGGATTAGAACCTAACAAATTCATAACTGCCTGGCTGGCTGCGCAAACTGCAAATATTGGAGCAATCATACCGGAGTTCCTTTTTTAGCCGCCCGTCGTACAGCGCGATCGATGGACTTTTCCAGCTCCAAAGCAAAAACGTTAATCACATCGGCATCGACCCCATTCAGTGCAGGCCTAATTATTGGCCTCGCTGCAGCATGTTCTGTGCCGAACTCCAGGAATCGCCAGTACCAGGTATCCCCGCCGGGATTACCTTTATCTCCGGCAGTGTTATAACTTTTACCCGCCCTGCCTTTTCGGACGTTGGCCTTTGTATTGGCGTATTGCCTGGCGCCGCCCATCACCCCGACACGAAACGTTGGATCGCCGGTTCTGCGAAATGCCTTGCTGCTGAAACTGACCACAATGTTTTTGTAGATAGCCTCTTTGGTGAGAGGATCATCAACCCGCGCGGCATTATTGCGCGCTCTGTCCCTGATGACGTTTGCCGCTTTACGCAGCGCTGCACGACCGGATTTATCGCGAGTGACCTGTGAGACGGCATCCAGTTTCCCCAGGACGGAATCGAGGCCGGTCAGGTTTACTTCCACGCCATCAGCCATCGTTAGCCCCCTCTGAACATGGCAGTGTCAGGTATTCCCTGCCGCTCCGGGGGTCAGGTAAAACGCCCTCAATGTTGTAGATGCGGCCACGAAACAGGATCCGATGTTTCCGGGTGACGCCCTCACGGTAACGAATCGTTATCCGAGTGGTAACCTCGCCCTGAGAGGCCTGGGCCGCAATAAACTCACGTGCGGATAAAGCAGCGACTTCGGCCCAAAGGGTTGCGACATCGCGCCAGGTATTAATCACGGATCCCGTTGTCGGGTTCTGTTCTTTGACGGGTTCCTGCAGGGTGATCCTGTGACGCAATTTTCCGGCCTGCATATCACCCCCTGGGTTTCCCACTCAGATAGGTTTGCTGCTCTGGCGCCTCTTCGAGATCGCCGGCAAGCGACTGGATAATCACATCGGACAGGGCGACGTTAGACTCAGCCAGGCGGTTTATCGCTTCCGTCTGCTCTCGCTGTGCTGCTGTTTGTTCTCTCAGCGCTGCTATCAGCGCGTTTACCAGTTGCTCGTTCATAGGCTATTTTCGTCCACTTTTTTAACCATTCACGCCGACGGAGACACCCTTCACAGGCCATAAATCACCTCAAAGTGGGATATATCGGTAGGGTTCAAGCAACGAAGTGAAGCCGAAGGGAATACTCATTTTATTTACATCGGAAGCTTCTTCCCTGCTGTTGAACCAATGCCCAACAAGAAGCATCAGCGCCAGGAGGATATCATCAGCAATTTTTAACCCGTCTGGATCGGTATCAGGCACAGAGTCTTCATACAGTTTCCGATTAATGAAGTTCTCTGCGCGACGCCGAGCAGCTGTGAAATACAGCGTCAGCAGTTCATCTTCGGTTGCATCGTCAATATCGATCCGACACTGCGCCCGCAACATCTCAATCGTTGTGCTCATGTATTTTCCCTGGCCCGCAGCGAACTGCGGGCATAAAAAAACCGCCGGAGCGGTGGAGGTTGAAGCTGATTATTGCCTTAGCCGCCAGATGCCGGTTTACCCACCAGCGCCTTAATCGCGCCGGTATCTTCCAGTACGCAGTCGAAGCGGTGGAAGGCCAGGAAGCCAGTCTGATCGTACTCTGCGTAACGCTCAACCAGCCGTTTCAGGGTCATGTAAGTGACGCGACGAACGATAAAGCGGTTAAAATCGCCGAAGTAGGCAAATTTGGCACCAGCCGCGATATCAGGAATAGCCTGGTCAACGACATACGGCACCTGCAGAACAGTAGCAGGTGCGCCACCGATAATGTTCGGTAACCAGAGCGGGCGGCCCTGTCCGTCCTCCATTTCCTCCACCAGCTGCAACGTTGCATCGTTAAAGGCCCAGCGCACCTTTGGACCGTTACGGTATGCCGGGTCGACAGAGTGCTTCAGTGCGTTCAGCTCTTTCCAGGTAAAGGTAGTCGCTGCTGCGGTATTTTTGGTGCCAGTTACCGACGCAGCCAGCCCTTTAGGCTGCAGCGGGGTGCCGGTGCCGGTCCCTAATACCAGATACTTCGCTTCACCACGTCCGATGCGAGTGGCTATACGCGCGGCCAGGAACGCCTCAATATCTACGCCGCTGTCCTGGAGCAGTTCATTGGATACGCGAATGATTTTAGAGGACAGTTTTTTAGCCCCCAGCGTTGCACCGCCGAAAGACACGTCTTCTTCACTGGTTTCAGTGTTTTCGCCAAGCAGTTCACCTTCTTCAGTGGTACCGTCAGAGGTTGCCCAGTCAATATCCTGGCCGTTGGCGGTATTCAGAATTTGCGCCACACTGGCAATTCCACCGTAATCTTTCAGTGCTTCGACGATCTTATTGCGGAACTGGGTTGGTACGGTGTAACCCCCTTTTTCATCCGGCGTCGTGCCCTGAGCACGCAGCTCCTTTAAAGCCTGGCGTTCTTCAGCGCTCATCTCGCCAAGACCACGGCGCAAAAACGCATTAAACGCCGCAGCACGACGTTCGTTAGCCTGTGCTTCCGGGTTTGCTGGATCACGATTCTGCTGCTGGCGCTGTTCCGGCTCGTTTTCGTGGATATAGTCCTGATCCTGGCGGCGCAGTTCCTCTTCGCGTGCAATACGCTCATCAAGGGCGTCAAGCTCCGATTTTGCAGCGTTCCACTGAGTACGCTGTTCATCGGTCCAGGGGGTATCACCAATTTTGTCATGCAGGGCACGCATATCTTTGGCGATGGTGTTACGTTTTTGCTTCATTTCATGCAGTTTCATGATTTTTCCTTACGCGTTAAGAAGGGTCAGCAGGCGCTCACGCGCCATTCGTTGATTAATGGCGTTCTTTAGCGCACCGCTGTCGCGCGCCTCCTGCCAGGCTTTCATAGATCGGACGCCGGAGTCGGCCTCCTGATATGCGGGATAAGTCACCGGACTGACATCAAACAGCCGGGAAAACTTCGATATTTCACGAATAACGATCCCTTCATCGTCCTGGTACCAATTTTCACCGTCATGGGATACCCGGAAGGCAAAAGATGACTGGTTAATGTCACCGCGCATCATCGGCGCCAGCACCAGATCGCGGATAGTTTGCGTATCCGGCGCTGTAATGTCGTAACGCAGGCCGCGCTCATCGACAGACAGGGATAGCGTCCCGGCAGCGCTCCGTCCGAGAATAAAGTTGGGGTCATGGTTAAACAGCCCGCGAACATCATCATTCAGCACATCGTCAAATGCTCCGGGCTTGATGATTTCACGGAATCCCCACAGGGGTTCAGAACGGCTGTTGAACACCGAGCCATAGCCCAGAATGCGGGTAGGTTCATCGGTGCGTTGCTCGGCTCTGACCTCCCCGCTGTAACAGCGCGTTTCACGGTCATTCATTGGGCTTTTCCTCGTCGGTTTTAGGTGCCTTAAAATCGTCTGCGGGGTTCGCGGCGTTAACGCTCACCAGCATTTCATCCAGGCCATCTACCGGATTCATGTCTTCGAAGGCTCGCGCTTCATTGCGGCTCATCCAGCCATCAGTGATCGCAAAGTGGTAGAACTGAGCACGTTCCTGCGGGGTCCCGCGTAGCAGGCCTGTCAGGTTAAACCTGACGTAATATCCGGCGGCCAGTTCAGCACGGGTGAACAGGCGGCGATTGAGTTCCTGTTCCCAGTTCGTTACCCACGGCATGATCGTGTAGCGGACAAACTGAATGGCCTGCTGCGTAATATTTGAGAAAGTGGCTTTTTCGAGATCGTTAATCATGTGCGCCGGAACATTAAATATCCCGGCAATCATCGACCGGTTCAGCTTCGACATATCAATGATCTGGGCATCAACCGGGGAAACGGTGAGCGCTTTGTAATCCAGCTCTGCCGGGAGAAGCATTGTTTTATTCTCCTGGCTGCGCAAAGCAGCTGTAGCTTTTTGCCACATGCTTTTTAAACGCCCCCAGCTTTCTTCATTCAGCTGGTTTTTCACCGAAATAATGCCAGCGGGTCGCGCATTACCGCTGAAGAATGAACTGGTATAAGCCTGCCCACTCATCCCCATGCCTATCGTCTCGGCATGCTGCATAATTGGGCTAAGCCCCATTTTCTGGTTGTTACCCAGCGCCCGGATATGCACCATATCGTCGGGATTGACGGCAAACGCACCCTCTTCGTTGTAAACGCCATAGGTATACCGACCACCCGTATTAAGCAGTGTCGTTTCCCAGGGCATGCAGCATTCCAGCCCGGAAACTTCACCTCGACGGGAACGCTTCACCCAGGTGTAACCATTCCCCCATCCCAAAATATGACGCTGTTTTAACTCACGCCACTTATAGCTGGTCTGCCACATATTCGGCTCATCGTGAACCAGGTAAAACACGGGGTGATCGCGGGCAGCTTCAACCTTTTTATTGGTTTTCCGCATAACATGCAGCGGCATCTGAGCGATATTCGAAGAGATAACGTAAATACAGGCATACACCGCAGCCAGCTTCATCGCCGTTTCCGGGCTGACAAATACGTCTCGGGCAAACACATTATCGGTTTCGGCCGATTCACTCGTGATCGGCGTGGCCGGATTTTCCAGTGGTTCACTGCGAAAAAGAGCATCAAGCAGCATTATTCCCCCTCATTGCCGCTAACAGCGCATAAATGAGTAGCAGGGTTCCCGACATCATCAGAGACATCGCCAGACCGAACTGGAGATACACGCCTGCAGCAAGCGAACCGAACCCGGTAAGCCCGATAACATCAGTGATTAGAGTTTTCATAGAAGTAAAAGGTCTTCGTCAGGATCGATAGTGGACAGGAAGTCAACTTCACCACCACCGTTAACAAGCAAGCGACTCATCGCAATAAACATCGCGACAGGACCGTCAATTTTGTTTTCTGGGGTGGCCTTGTTGGGGAAAATATTCTCGTTTTTGTCTGGTTTGACGGTGACGTTTGACATCATCCATGTCATCACCGGATTGCCATCGTGATGAAAACGCCCGGCGTAAATTTTCGCCTCGACTTCCTTCATTGCTTCAGAAAGGTTTTTAACCGTCTGAGGGACTTCAACAATCGGTACGCCTTCAGCTGCTACCGACAAAGCAAACTGAGTGGCGCTCCACGGATCGTATGCGAACTCGTTCAGCGAGTCGCCTCGCGCCCATTCGATCGTTTCCTCTTTAATTACTGCATGGTCGACAACATCACCATCGGTAAACTCAAGGAATCCAGCGAGATTCCATTTTCTGTATAGGTCCGCCTGCTGTTTAGAACAGGCTTCCAGCCGACCTTCAGGTATCCAGAATCTGGAGCGGACATAGACATCGCCATTTGGAGCAAGCCAGACTTTAACTGCAGCTGAAATATCAATTTTGTTGGAAAGGTCCACGCCGAGCCACATTGACCAGTTGGCCGAAGTGGAGCCGTCCCAGTCGTCACGGCATTTTTCCCAGCGCGCCATATCCATCCATGCTTTTTCACCCTGCACCCAGATATTGAGGTGCTTGGTAAAAAAACCGACTCGCGCCGCTACCTGCTCTTTCGCCTTTTTTGCCAGGCGGCGCATATCGTCCCAACGCTTACATATCCCCAGGCCGGGATTTGCTTTCGGCCAGTTTGCCTCGTCGAAAGGATCGTCCCCCTCATCCAGGGTATAAATCAGCGCAAAATAGCTGTCATCCTTAATTGAAAGTGGGTCAGGGTTATCAAAGTTCTTCAGAACCTTGATTGCATAATCACGTTGCTCGTAGCAGATACCTTCTTTATTAAAACCCGCAGTAGTGATTGCAAAAATAAGGGACTGCAGGCGCGCCCCGGTCGCTGTTTCCAGAACTTCCCAGACGTCACGGGTTTTGTGTGCGTGCAGCTCATCAACGATCCCGCAGTGAATATTAAGGCCGTCGAGGTTATTCGCATCACTGGCTACAGGTTCGAATTTTGAGCCCGTCCGCTCCTGGTGAATATTCAGCTTGTTACTACCAAACAAACGGCCCAGTGTTTTCGGAGCCAGCTTAATCATGCGCTTCGCATCATCAAACACGATGCGGGCCTGATCCCTGGTTGTTGCTGCGGAATAAACCTCAGAACCACCCTCACCGTCGGCACCAGTCATATAAAGCCCGATGCCAGACGAAAGCGTTGATTTTGCATTTTTACGCGCTACTTCGTCATAGGCGGTACGAAAGCGACGCACAAATATGGGGTCGCCATCGTCGTCAAGAATGCTCTCAAACGTTATTTCATCTATCAGCGGGACGACAAACCCGAAAAGGTTAATCAGGATGAAGGTGTGCCAGTCCATCAACTCGATCGGCTTGCCGGTCAAGTGCCCCTTCACATGGGGGACGAAGTTATAAAAATCGAGAACGTGCTGGGCGCGGCCTTCATCAAAATAAACACCGCGCTCCGGGCCGTGCTCTAAATCATGAAAGAACCGCTGGCACGCAAGACGCACCAGTTCGCCAGCAACGATATCGCCAGATACCACGCGCTCGGCGTAGCGGAATCCATCTGCAACGGTTGCCATTCATCATTTGCGCTTTTTAAGAAATTCTTCCAGTGGGTCGGCTTCTGCCGGGCCTTTTGCACCAACCTTTGATCGGCTGGCAGGTGTCATGCCGAATTCGCTCAGCATCGCTCTGATCCGTTTCCACGCATCAGCCTTCATGACTGCTGCAGGGTGCTGTTTTATCATTCTGATTTCCCGCTCCCCTCCTTCATCTGAATCATCTTCGCTGTAGACGGCATAGGTGTAACCTTCACGATCAAGCGTGTCGCAGTGATGCCGGTATTCAACATAGGCTTCTATCAACAACTCCAGCGCTTTAGCATCCAGCGTGGTCAACACGCCGACGGCATCAAGTTCATCACCAATACGTTTGAACCAGTACTTACCCTGTTTATCGAAATGTTTCGGTATTGGGGGGACCCCTGACGGGGGTTTTGGCTCGTTCTTATTGATCGGGCGCTTGGATGGGTTCCCCTTCACTAAAGCCAGATGTGTCGGGGTTTTCGGTGGTCCTGGCATAATCGAAAACTCCTATTAATCATTGGATGGGGGACCCCAAAAAAAAGTTTTCTAACCTGCGGCGGTGTGAAAAAAGGTTAGGCGGCGGTCCTTTGGGCGGTCGCCCGTAGGGATTTGATCCCCCCCCCCTTTGGCCAACTTGATATTGATTCTCATTTGCAACATTTGATTTCACTTGAAATGATTACAAATGCAACTAATAGAGGTGGAAGTCATCATTCAGGCTACGCCGACGGCCGCTCGTCGCATTGGGCGGGCAGGCTCTGGAGTTGTGCCCTGACTGACCGCAGTAGCCACAGCGCAGGTTTGCACGTCGCGAGGAACCGCTCCACGTCTTAGGGCAGTTGGCTACGGTGTGCATCCGTGAGCCGCAATATGTGCAGCGGGTATAACTCATCGCGTTCTCTCCGTGGCGGTCTTGTGACGGTGGCAGGGCCAGCACAGGCTTTCGAGGTTCGAATCATCATCGGTACCCCCATGCGCCTTAGCCTTGATGTGGTCAACGGTTGTGGCGGGGACAGCAAGCCCACGGCGCAGGCAGTTCTGACACAGGTGATTATCACGCTTAAGGATGCGGGCTCGCTTAATGTCCCACTGGCTACCATAGCCGCGCTCATGCCTACTCTTGCCTTGCTGATGCTGTTGCCAGCCTTCATTGCGGTGCTTCTCGCAGTATCCTGAGCGGTCGGTTGTTGTGCCTGCGCATCCATGCTTACGGCATGCACGGGGAATTAGTGCGGGCATCCTTATCATCTCCAATAAAAAAGCCACCGTTTAAAAGGTAGCTTTCATAAATTACAAAGGGATTCTATAGAAGGTTTTTCTTTGCCATTCTTAGCTTATGTTCGAGATTTCTTATTGTTATCCCTAGCTCATTAACTTTCTGCTTGGTATATCGATCTGAATATATCCAGTAGTCTGATTTCTGCTCACATATGTCTGACAACTCAGGAGAAATATCTTGAAATAAGAGACCGACACGCCTCCACTCCTTTGCAAGTTCAAGTTCCTTTTGAGCGTCTTTAATACCTTGATGTGCGAAATCCCTCAGGTAGGCCCTATTATCTATCAATAAATTTGATAGTGCTTCTAACTTGGATATTGTTAGCTCACGTTTCTGTTTGGACCATGACAAATAGCATTCCCATAATCCATTAATAGTAGCGCTTATATATTCGACCATATTTAACGACCTGGTTGTGTGCAAGTAGTTAAACATTATCACAGGCACTCAGTGAATGCCTGCTGTAATGCCTTAGCTCGCCTGCTCAGCGCCGGTATCAAACAGCGCCAGCGCTTCGGTCGCTTCCTGGATTGCCTTACGGGTCTTCGAGACAATATCGCTTTCCATGAAAACACGATCAAATGAGTCTGCGAAAAGCTCAGACTTCAGATAGCTGTCGCCTACTCAGTCAATGGCCAGCTTGGCCGCGGCGGTGTCGTAGTTAACTTTCTTGATGATATCCAGGCGGATTTGTTCGGATGCGGTGATCTCTGACATGTCTTACCTCTGTGCGATGTGGGGATCATTATCGAAGCCACTCGGTGAATGGCTCCTGTAAAGCTATAGCTGCGGTGCTCCATTATTAGGAATACCCCGCTACGCTTGTTATATCCGAAATGTTACCTAAACTAACTTATGACTTTGCTCTGCCATGACAAAGTCTGCCGTTCTAACCGTGAGCTCATGGATGAGCCACTCTCAAGCCTTCCAGGCTCTCATTTTTATTCTCACCCAGTAGAAAATAAACCAGCTACGTAGCTACAATCCGTCATTGGCTGGCTGTTCAGCACCCCGTAGTTTTGGGATTTCCCCCTCGGGGTTTTTTATCAGGTATCAAACCGATAATTCGGTTAAGTATTATCGAAGCCCCTTAGTTCAGGAGCTTCTGTAATGCCTACTGCTGGGCCCTGTGCTCGTAACGGGAAATGGTCTTGCCGTTTGCGTTCATCACATAGGCCACCTCACCCTGCTTCAGGAACAGGTTCTGGTCCATTCCAGACACTGAGATACTCTGCTGATTGGGGTTGAAACCAACACTCAGGCCACAATGGATTTCTTCGCCACCATCTGGTGACATCACTTTTACTGTTAACATGCTTCTTCTCCTGCTTATGGTAATAAAAAGCCCCGCTATTGCGAGGCTCGTTTCTTCTCTGCTTGCCTGATGTCAGCCTTATCCCGGTTGCACTGGCCCAGCGCTGATAGCAGGCTGACGTTTAAATCAAGGCTCTGGCCCCACGTCAGATTGTCAGGTATTTCTGGCTGCGGGGTGTCAGCTGTCAGGCTGGATGGCAACGGAACCACCGGCACCTTGATGTAAACCGTTCGCGTATTGTTGCAGCCGCTTAACTGCGCCAGCAGGCACAGGGCGATTAGTGCAATCATCATTCGCAACAGCAACCCGGATATCAGCCGAGGTTCCCGATGCGTCCAGTGCGATCTGCTCTTTTGCATGCTGATTGGCCTCGACGATGGTGTTGAAGATGGTCATGGTGGTCAGAACGTTGGAGGTGATCGCCTGTGCTGCGTTTACCTGCTGCTCGGCGCCATCGGCTCTGGTTTTCTGCTCAGAAGCAGCGTTGTGATAATGCATTGCCAGCCATCCAAGGCAAACTACCAGGCAGATCACAACGGCGCTGATAATGGCGGTTAACCGGCTCATTTCACACCGTCCAGGCAGAGCTGTTTCTCTGCTGCGCGACGAGTCACAAGGCCGGGAAGAACTTTCCCACCACCGTACACCCAGCGAGGGAACTGGTTACATGCCTGAGTAACCTGACCTTTCAGCAGCAACGAAAACAATGTCGATTTCTGCATATTGGCGCAGCCCGCATTAAAGGTGATCGACGTTACTGCTGAAAATGTGTTGTCGCTTAGCCGTCGGCCATTGCCATAGGTATTTACGCAACGCTCGGCCTCAAGGATGTTTCTTTCCCAGTCAGCGGCGATCTGCTTGTCAGTTTTGCGCACACCGGGCTTAACTCCGTGCGTGTTTCCGATGCCATCGGTGAGCACAGCTGCCGGGCAGACATACGGATCACGCCGACAACCTTCAGCATTACCAATCAGCTCAAGCCCCCGTTCGTTGGTACGCACGTGACCGGCATTCAGCACTATTGCGATAATCGCTGCCACAGAACAAACCGCGCCGGTGGCACCAGCTCTTTTAGTCAGTTGCGCCATCGTTGTTTATCCTGTTTATTGATTCGGTGATCACTTCAGCAGACGATGGGCGCTCACGAACCGGTTTCTGCTGAACGCCATGGAGATAATCAGCCAGCAACTGAGTTCGCTTACTGTCTTCGTTACGCTCTTTCCGTGCATCCATTCTCCCCAGCACAAACGATGCGAGAGAAATCACCACGCCAATAAAACCAAAGAGGATATAAACCATGTCCTGTGTAGTGATCCCCAGCATTGAGGCAACAGCAGCCAGCCACGCAAAGAAATGGGTAACGATATTCTCGTTCTGGTTGTTCATTTTCATAGCCTCTTACGTCCGCTGATGACGGATGGCGCTTGAATAAAATAAAAAAGGCCACCAATAGGTGACCTTGAAAGAAATGATATTAATTAATAACCGCTTCCTCTAATCGGAATTTGCATTGCCATATCCCTTTTAATTTTAACCTCAGCCGCTTCGACCCCAGGCCAAAATATCCTGTACTCTTCCTGCCAACTGTCTAGCTCAGACTTCAAAAAATGATTTCGCAGGTGAGTCTTGGTGTATTCACACTTATCCATAAGGCTGCAGACGCCGATTTGCTCGTCCAACATATCCTTTAATTCGTAGATATTAAAAATTTTCACACAGGCTTTTTTACCTAACCTTTTAGCAATGTAATTACTCCTTCTATTAGCTAAACAAAGCACCAGGCCATCCTCTGTTTTCCTATCTATCTTCATTACATTAGGGAGTTTAATTCCATTAATTTCGCCTCCGAAAAATGTAACTGAAGAGTTCTCAATGCTAATTACGCTCGCAAATTGATTGATATCGTGAGTGGAAGTATCTATGAGATTTTCATCAGGAGTGAAAATACCATGCCTTTCTATGCTTTTATAAGAACTAGCACATTTTAATGGGACAACCCCTCCATTAACCCAAGGCTCAACCCAAGATAACTCAGTTAAATATAAGTATTTCTCCATTACGCCCCCACAACCAGATAAACATTGTATTGATAGTAAACCTAAGCCAGGAAACCGTAAATAAAAATCACATACAATGCTTCAAGCAGTGATTAACAGGCTATTTTACCTAAATATCTTGGTGTTGGGCTCGTAGTCTGCTGCGTCGCACTTACCACAAACCAATGGTTAGTTTTTGGGCCATGTATCATGGCCTAGTCGTTATCTGGCGCAGCCAAACCTAACCAGCAATCTGGTTCAGGGCTCTTGCCCGACGGGTGTCGACGTGCTGCACGTCTCTACCCAAGAACCCTGACTGGAGTGCAAATAAAAAAGCCCCGGCGAGTACCGAGGCTTAGGAGTTGAGGGTGTTGCTCTACGACGATGTGACAGGGGTACTGATGCAATGCATCTCGCGAATACCCCTGCCGTATCGCCGGAAAGCAAAAAACCCCGCTTGGTGGCAGGGTTTCGATGATTAAGCAGTGTGCCTAAGTGACCATTCTTAACACAGTAAACGAGAAAATGCGGACCGCGTTAGTGATTTTTGACGGGTTTTGTTTTATTTTTCCTACGCACAGCAAAATAAGAAGGCAGTTCTTGCCTAACTACTTAGTTATCGCAGGGCTTAGAATGAGGGACTATCTTTGGATGATATCCAGTATGATGTAGCGTCTGAACAACAAGCTTTTGAATTACTAGAGCGTTACCTGAGCGGAGAAGGCATACCTGAAAAAATTAGTTTCAATGGATGGCCTAGCCTAACTATCAGGCTAACAGGTGATAAATTCAACAAATCACTTACCCCCTCTGTGATGAAGGGTTTTGTTGAGATGCAATCGCAAATCAACAAATCTTACGCACTAGCAAAGTACGGCACTCCAGATGTTCGCAGGCTGACAAAAGAAGAGCTTGATGCCCTAGAAATTGAAGTTACAGTAGAGCAAGGGTCGTCACTTGTTGAGATAAACATTGATGGGTTCCTGAGCAAACTTACGCATGAACTGGTAGGAAAAATGAACGCCACAGAGATCGTATTTACAGTTCTCGGTGCTGCCGTCATATGGGGCGGGGTAACCGTCTTTAAACGCTTTTTAGATAACCGTAAAGATACTCGCCTCGCTGAGATCGCTAAAGAAGGCGACAAGGAGCACCTGCGTGCAATGCAGGTTATGACCCAAGAAGAAACGAAGCGCCTTCAGATAATCTCTGAAATGGTTGCCCAAAAACCTCTTCTGGACAACATGGATCGTATGTCTTATGACGCAAAGACAACCATGGTCAAGTCTTTCGTACGTTCTGACACTGCAGAAATTGACGGCGTAACTATCGATTCAGAGACTGCAAAAGAGTTGGTTACAAACGCCCGCCGCCGTTCGGTAGAAATCAGGATAGACGGTGTATACCGGATTGAGGAAGTCAATAACACTGATCCTGAAAGCTTTAAGGTTAAGGTTCGCAGAGTTGATTCTGACCAAAGGCTAACCTGCGTTGTACAGGATATTTTCCTTGATGAGTCAGGAAACAAAGAAGCCCTACAGCGCGCTGAGTGGGAACGAAAACCTGTGCATTTGAGCATTAACGCAAAACACGTAGACGGTGATATTAAATCCGCTGTGATTTTGTATGTTAAAGACGTAGAAGATAAGCCCGAGTAATCGGGCTTGGCTTCAAGATTTCACTTCAATATCCATATCCAACCGCAAATCTAGCATCGCTAAACATCCATCAACAAAGCCCTCGGCCATCTGTATCTCAATGCGAATCACTTTTTCGTCTTTTTTTAGAGACTTAGCTAACTTACGCTTTGATATACCGAATAGATAATGGGCTACAAGCAAACTGTGCTCGTAGGGCTTCTTACCGCGGAGCTTTGCCATACAGCCTTCGATGATAAGTGCATCATCGTCGGTACAACATAGCCGTGTTTTGCCAGTTTGAGGGAGTAGTCCTTTGAACCCTGCAGCGATATGCGAATAATCAACACCACTACTATCCATTGCAGCCCAAGCACCCCACCGTTCAAGTATCAAAGAAATATCACGCATTAACTCATCTCCACTAAATTAAGCCAGCACGCCAATTGCCAGCGAACGATCCAGAAATCGAAACAGCAGCTCCAGCTGTGAGCCGTGCTTCTCCTCAAATGCCACGGTGTCAGCGTGCAACTCGTCGTGATGCGCTCTGCAAAGCGGCAACACAAACAGGTCATGCGCTTTCGTTCCCATTCCACCTTGTCCGTGGCCTATCAGGTGATGGGGATCATCTGCTTGTTTGTTACAGCAGACACACTGCTGAGACTTAACCCAGCGCGTCCAGCTCTCGTTTACCCAGCGGCGGCGCTTTGGTCGCAGCATGAATGATTCCGGCGTTTCAGGATCTACGCGAAGACCGAGAATCTTTTTCTTCACCACTTCGCTCGCCGCTGGCTCCGGCACAATATCGCTCTCCTTCATCACCGGCTGATGCTTAATTTCCGGCAATCGCAGGGCTTTCCGGGCCAGCGATTCAGGGATGACGTGTGCCAGATTGTTTATAACCAGCCACCAGCACAACTCCGGGATCGTCAGTTGATGGTCTTCGTTGAATCCCAGCTGTGAGCGGATAACCGTTATCAGCCAGGATACCAGGTTCTCACGCGCAATGCCTGCCAGCGTCTCTGTGTACTGATCACGCAGCAGGTTATCGCAGGCCCAGCAAAGGCGGATGCTGCCAGGCTCATGCCGAAACAGCGTAAAATTTTCGCTGTGCCACGAACCGTGCGGGTACTGGCATTCAAAACGACGCTCCAGCTCGGCCTCCAGCGAGCTGATACCACCCGCGCGCAGAATGACGTCTTTGTTTTCGAAGACTGGCTTCAAAACCGGGTCTTCTGCCAGTGGCTGCGTGGCGGGAGGGATAGCGCCGGTTGCGTAGTCACTGTATTTTTCCGGTGCAGGCTCAATCAGTACCCGCCCTCTCCTGAACATCGGCATGAGATCAGCGCCTGGGCGAAGAAGAACAACGCCCATGCGGGGGGCAATCTCAGGGGTTAGTAGTGCTCTCATATCATCTCCACGTCAGGCAGCTGCACGAAAACGTCGGATGGTGATTTCTACTTTCCCTTTCTTCACGATGTTCCCCCACTCCACCAGCATGCGCTTAACCTGACTGTCGTCTTCCCAGACGCCTGTTAGAGTCAGGGCATCGAACAGCGCTTTGTTGTAGTTATCGATATCCCGACGGCGCTGATCCGGCAGATACAACACTATGTGAACCTCGGCCAGATCAGAGGATGGCCGGGGAACGGCCCGCAGTTGCTCAATAATCGCCGCTCTCGCTGCCTGCTGGAACTTGCGCCCTGTCTCGCTTACCAGATGCCTGCCTTTCAGCGGTCCCTTGCTCGGGGCGCGCCAGTAACTATTTACGCTCGGTGGAAATGGTAAAGTCAGTTTCATTTAGCCCCCTTAAAGGATCGCTACAACGTCTTTTGCGACTTCCCGCGTACTGCTTTTGCAGGAGATCGAACGGCGCGCGTTGATGAATTGCAGGTTAAAACCATGCTCCCGGTACAGGTCGAGAACCTTCGGTGCAGATGAGTTAGAAATCACTACCCGAGCCCCACGGTGAAAGGCACATACACATTGCTTCGCCAGGTCTACCTGGTTCTCCCAGCTAAAACCACCAGCAACGTAGGCGGTGAATCCGGTTGTTCCCGGCATCGGTTCGTAAGGCGGATCGCAGTAAACCACATCCCCTTTCCCGGCCAGGCTGATAGTTCGGCGGTAGTCAGCGGTCATGAATACGCAGTTATGCGCCATAGCCGCGAAGGCTTTCATCTCATCCATCGGGTAATACGGCGCCTTGTAGCCTCCCCAGCCCACATTGAACTTGTTCGCCTGGTTGTAGCGCATCAGGCCATTGAAGCAATGCCGGTTGAGATACAGGAATGCAGCTGCGCGTTCAGTAGCATCCAGCGTCTGTGCGTTGAACTCGGAACGGATCAGCTCATAGCCATCTGGTGACCGCATGTTCTCGAACATCCAGCGGGCCTTCACTTCCACTTCATCCGGCACCACCGCTAACATCTGATACAGATTAATCAGGTCCGGGTTAACGTCCGCCAGCAGGTAATCTGCGTGCTTTTCGCTGTTCAGGAATACCGACCCACCACCAACGAATGGCTCTATCAGGCGTTTCCCTGCCGGGATATGCACGAACAGGTCAGCCAGCTGGGTATACTTTCCACCAGCCCATTTCAGAAATGGCTTACTCATGAGCGGAACCCCGAGTTTTCAGGCAATGAGTAATCAACCCCATCGAAACTGGCTCGCGAAATGGACGACTCCTGGTGGGAGCTATTGAGTGGAGCAGATAGTTTTAACGACAGCTCATCCCATTTTTCCCGAAGCTTCGACGGGCTGAGTACGTTTTTACACCAGAACGAATCTTTGTTGGCGCGCTTGAAAAGTGAGCAAATTTGTTTATGGGTTCTCCCGTCCTGCATCACCATCAGGCGAACCTCATTCGCCCATGCGGTCCAGTTTGGTTCTTTGGGGCGAACTACCTCACCATCACTTTCAGCAGCCAGTTCGTACATGCTGATAATTTTTCCCCAAATGAACTCGGCGCAGGTTAAATCGTCCTGGCTGCCCCACTGCCGCTTTGCAGCGCTGTACACCACCGCGTCAGGATGCCGTGACAGAAATTCATCTGCAGAGCCCTGTTCGTCCGGTTGCGAAGCGTCCGGACAAGAAGGATTTATATCTGATGGATCAGTAGTTGATTTTACTGACGGATCCCCACCAGATTCTGACGGGTCAAAACCGGTTTTTTTGATGGATTCCGACGCCTCAAATTTTGAGGGGTCAATTTTTGACGCATCAGATTTTGACGCATCAGATTTTGACGTGTCAGATTTTGATGTGTCAGAAACTGACAGGTGAGAAAATGCCGCTTTCTGTAGTTTGGAAACGTTGAGCTGGTAGACGTTCGATGCATTACGGTTGCCGTTGCGGCGCTGTGTGCGAGTGAGCCACCCCTCTTTCTCAAGTGCAGCTATCGCCGTTCTGACAGTACTTTCACCAGCGCCAATCTGACGGGATATGGTCGCAATAGAAGGCCAGCAAACACCCTCATCGTTGCTGAAGTCAGCCAGGCGCGCCATGATTGCCACGCTGGATAGCTTCATCCCCGAAGATGCACAAGCGTCCCAGACGTATCCTGTTAATTTAGTGCTCATGATCGTCCTTTATTTCTCTGAATTTACGTCTGAATTGCTCGAGGGGGCTAAAGCATTCATGCTCGTACCCTTCACGCAGGTATATAACGCGCTGTGTCTGGGACTCCCAGCGTATGACCCTGACCGGGACGCCGTAGTGATCTCTGAACCATCGGTTGAGCTCTCGCATACTTTCTCCGCCTGGCCGTTAAAGTCCCCTACCACCCACTGAGCAAACTGGTAGCAGACTGGTTCGAATCCGCCTGGTACTCTTACCCCATACACGAACTGCACCGGTCCTGCTCCACCAGGAACTGGCCGCGCTACAAGTTGCGACCTGCGGTATTGTGTTGATAAACTGTTCATGCGTTAGTAATCTCCACTGATAACGACACGCCACGACGCCAGGAGCTGCAACTCGCTGGCGTCACTTCTTTTTGCGTGCAAACAACGTGATAATTGCCGCGATCTCTTCTTCACGCGCAGCCAGGTGGCGGCGGTGATGCACCATGATTTCTTCAGCTTCATGTCTTTCGATTACCCCATCCTCAAGTGCCTGTTCGATAATCTGATCAACCTGTCCCCTGGCGGCAGAGGTACGCATTGCCCGGCTAAACAAGTCCACTCGGTCCAGTTCTTCCAGGTGCGGAACATCCACCAGCAGAGCACCACGGCGGCGAGCGAAGTAATCAGCCAGTAACGACGTATTGGAAATGTCCTCCATCGCTTCCAGCTCGCTGACTTCGAAGAAACGACAGCCGTTTTTCTCGTAAAGGTTGTTGTTAAACTGCGTCACCGTCATTCCCAGTGCGCCAGCCATTGCTTCGCGCCCACCTGGATATGCTTTGCACATCGCTTTGACGGCTTCTTTGAGGTTTGGCTCTACCATATTGATTTTCCTTTTGTAGTTACTTTCAAGCAGCTGAATCTGTAGCCTTTTGGTAAAGGCTGGCGTCGTACTTCAGCTTGCCTTTCGTAATTCGTTCGATGACGAATGCTTGTTTTTGAGGGATGACTTCACCCCATCGGCAAACTGCCGGGTGGGAAATACCAAGAACACTTGCGGTTTTTGATACGCCTCCGAAGTGTTCGATAACTTCTGATTTACGCATGGTTCCTCCTGGTTAACTTACGCCTTAAAGGTAACAAAAGGTACATTAAATAGCAAACAACAGTTACAAGGAATCCATGTAACATTGGTTACATGAAAACAGAGATGAAAGACCGAATAAGATCCCGTCGAGTCCAGCTCGACATAACACAGCAGACCCTAGCTAAACGCTTGGGGGTAAGCCGTGTTTCCGTAACAAAATGGGAGAGCGGCACTACTAAACCTGATGGTGAGAATCTCCATCAGCTGGCGGTGGCGCTGCAGACAACTCCAGAATGGATTCTTTACGGTCGAGGTGAGGAAACGCCGGATGATACAAAAGTTATTCCGTTCCTTAAGCCACCCACGGCAGTTCCTATTATCTCCGCTGTTCAAGCTGGGATGTGGACTGATACTTATGCATGCTCAAGGCTTTCTGATGTGATTTCATGGACGCAAACCACTGCAAACGTTTCTAATGAAGCATTCGGACTGGTAGTTCGCGGGGAGTCTATGACTAACCCTCATGGTCTGCCATCCATCCCAGAAGGATCGATCGTTATTGTTGAACCGCACTATGGTCAATTGGATGACCTTTACGGAAAAATTGTAGTGGCAATACTCGACGGCTCTGCTGAAGCTACCGTTAAAAAGCTGGTATGGGATAGCCCTTTCGCATACTTGATGCCACTTAACCCTGCCTTTAAACCCATCCCGATAGATGGTAATTGCCGGATTGTTGGTAAAGTGGTTCAGATTACCCAAAACATTTAAGTTACTCATTTCTAAAGCCAGATCTCCTTCTGGCTTTTTTTTCAATCCTCAGGTAACAAAAAGTACATAGCTCTCTTGACCATATTGGTAACTAAAGGTACATTTAAATCACATCACGAGTACCGGTAGTTACATACTCTGGTGTGGTAGTGAGCATTACGGCATATGGCACATGTGCCGCAGCGGCCTGAGAGTCCCTTTATCCATGCCTCTCAGAACAACCGGAATGTGCAAGCTAAGTGTTCAGGCACGACGTGCGCCCCACCAGCGCGGCGAAAAGGTGTGACACCTCGGAAGAGACGAGGACACAACCAAAAGAGCGCTGGCATGCAAAAAACATCTCTCAGCCGTTGCGGTACCAAAAGCCAGGATGGAACGGCAGAACGCGGTAGTGCTCTTTTTGTTGTGTGGAGAACTAACGTACCGCCATTGCAGTGGCGGTCCCCCATCAGCAAGAAATTTTAACCAGCTATTCACCCACTCTCATGGGTTGGGTTGCTGCACCCTAAATTTACGCGTTGCAGCGCGTCAGATGGAGAAGAAAAGATGGCTAAGACCGCAAAACAACTGATTAAACAGGCGTACGAAATAGCCAAAACTATGCCACCAGAACAGGCAGCAATCATCAGGGAACTGGCTACCGTCCTCGATGTGTCGAATGTAGCCCTGCGCCAAACACGCGCCGAACGTGACGCCCTTCTTGCAGAGGTGAAATCCTGGGCGAAAGAGTGTGATCGTCTGACCGAGCGACACACCAAGAAGCGCACAAATCTACATGTCCTCGAAGCAATGCGCGACTTGAAAGCAATTTGCCCTACCAGCTTCCGTAACGTGGAGGCTCTCTGATGGCTAAAGACTCAAAGGTTGTATACGGCGCCAGCGGCAAAACGAACGTTTTAACGTTCGAACGGTTTTGTTGAATAAATCGAACTTTTGCTGAGTTGAAGGATCAGATCACGTATCTTCCCGACAACGCAGACCGTTCCGTGGCAAAGCAAAAGTTCAAAATCACCAACTGGCCCACCTACAATAAAGCCCTCATCAACCGTGGCTCCATAACTTTCTGGCTGGATGATGAAGCTATTCAGGCCTGGTATGAGTCAGCAACACCTTCTTCACGAGGCAGACCTCAGCGCTATTCTGACCTTGCCATCACGACTGTGCTGGTCATTAAACGCGTATTCAGGCTGACCCTGCGCGCTGCGCAGGGCTTTATTGATTCCATTTTTTCTCTGATGAACGTTCCGCTACGCTGCCCGGATTACAGCTGTGTCAGCAGGCGGGCAAAGTCGGTTAATATCAGTTTCAAAACGCCCACCCGGGGTGAAATCGCACACCTGGTAATTGATTCCACCGGGCTGAAGGTCTTCGGTGAAGGCGAGTGGAAAGTCAAAAAGCATGGCCAGGAACGCCGTCGTATATGGCGTAAGCTGCATCTGGCAGTTGACAGTAAAACACATGAAATCATCTGCGCTGACCTGTCGCTGAACAACGTTACGGACTCAGAGGCCTTCCCCGGGTTAATCCGGCAAACCCACCGGAAAATCAGGTCAGCCGCCGCCGATGGAGCTTACGATACCCGGCTCTGTCACGATGAACTGCGGCGTAAGAAAATCAGCGCGCTTATCCCTCCCCGAAAAGGTGCGGGTTACTGGCCCGGTGAATATGCAGACCGTAACCGTGCAGTGGCTAATCAGCGAATGACCGGGAGTAATGCGCGGTGGAAATGGACAACAGATTACAACCGTCGCTCGATAGCGGAAACGGCGATGTACCGGGTAAAACAGCTGTTCGGGGGTTCACTGACGCTGCGTGACTACGATGGTCAGGTTGCGGAGGCTATGGCCCTGGTACGAGCGCTGAACAAAATGACGAAAGCAGGTATGCCTGAAAGCGTGCGTATTGCCTGAAAACACAACCCGCTACAGGGGAGACTTACCCGAAATCTGATTTATTCAACAAAGCCCGTTCGAACCTGAAAGCCTGCATCTGGTTACCGACAAAACTCACCCGCTTTACGATGAACGGGTCCACCTTCCTATCGACGAAGGAATGGTTCTGAACATAAAAGAGCTGGGTGTACTGGAACCTATCATCGTCTGGAAAGACCCTGAAACGGGGCTCACCTGCGTAGTTGTTGGCCGTCAGCGCGTTAAGCATACCCTGGAGGCAAATAAACTCCGTCTGAAAGAAGGCAAAGACCGACTGCTTGTTCCCGGAGTCGTTAAGCGCGGATCAGCAAATCAGATGGCTAAATACATGGTCAGCGAAAACGAAATTCGCAGACCCGATACGCCGCTTGGCCGGGCTAAAAAAATGTCAGATGCCCTCGACCGCGGGCTCGATGAGGACGACATTGCGGTGTTGTTTGGCTGCAGCGTTCAGACAGTTCGAGCAACGCTCTCCCTCCTCGATGCTACTCAGGCCGTCAGGGAAGCGGTGGAGGCTGGCACAGTCACCGTTACCCAGGCGCGTCAGCTGGCATCGCTTAAACCCGAAGAGCAGCGGGCAAAAGTGGCAGAAATCAAGCTGGCGACAGCTGGCGCAACCGGCCATGAAAAAGCTCGGCGTCAGCGCGCTGTACTTGGCGAAACTAAGCCACGTCTCAAATCACGCAAAGAAATCACAAAAGCCCTGGAATCTGCCGAGGGTGAGTATGCGAGCGCACTCCGTTGGGTGCTTGGGGAGGCCGTATGACAATCGTAAAAACCCATACCGGCACCGTGATCACCAAAGACGGTCCGAAGGTAAAAAAACTGCACCAGACAGAGCGGATGTGGGTCGTCGGCAAAAACGAGTTTTACCACAAAGAAACCGGGCGCCGTCACTTTGCAGAAAATACGCGCCGCCGGTTGTTGTTGGAAACGATTGAGGCGATAGGTGGTTCACATGACTGAACACGTCGAAAAATACACAAACAAGGCTATAGAAATCATTGCCGACTATATCCAGCGCACTAACAAGAAAAACGAGCAGTTGCAGGAAGCGAAGGTGCGCTTGGATAAAAAAATCGCTCTGTTCGCAGACGATGAGAACTGCAACACAAACAGGCTGATGTCCGTATTTTTACCAGCAATGACCAGCCATACCCTAGATGGCTTTTTCGAAGAGATAGCAGCGGCGTTAGAAGGGGCCGACAAATGATAACCGGGACTACTAACTATGACGATGTGGCAGAAGTCCGCTGCAATTTGTGCGGCGGTTATTACAAAGCCGACGATCCGGAAAGTCACGAATGTGAGGATGCAGCATGACTGATATCACCGAACTGGCGCAGAGAGCCAGAATCAACGCTGAATGTGGTGAGTATCTTTCCCCGGCGGAGACCATGGAGCTGGTAGAGGCACTGGAATCAGAGAAACGTATTTGCGCAACGTGGAGAAAAACAGCTAAGTCGACCGGTGAAAAGCTGGAGAAGGCGCAGACCATCAACGCAGCAGCCGAAAAACTGGTCCGCTGCAAAGGTCGCTATCACAGCGAGCAGAACTATCGAGCGCTGGCGGCGCTGTTTGGCGTGAACACTCCAGATCTGCCGCCGCTGGAGCATGAAAACGTCCATTATGGCGATACTGCAGAGATGGAGATTGAAACACTGCGCCAGCGCATCGCCGAGCTGGAGCGCGAACAGGAGCATCTTCGACCAGTCGGTGTGATGAGCGAGCAAGCATTTCACCGTCTTGAAAACAGAGAATGTCGCTTTATTGCATTGTGGCCGCGCCCCGGCATCTTTTTGCCACGCAAGCGCCCCGAGGATGGCGTGATCGTTTATGCGCGTACAGCTGCCGCCGCTGGCATAAAGGTGGAGGCTGAGTGATGGCTATAGAAAACCCGAAATCATGCCCGCACTGCGGCGGTGAGAATGGATTCCACACGAAAGAGGTTGTGGATTACAAACAGTTTTATGCTTGGGATGGTTCATTCCTTGAGGGGCAGCACACCAGCGGCATTCGCGGCGGGAAAGCGTTCTACTGCTGCGACTGCGGTCGGAATATAACATCGCGCATCAATAAGCTAGGAGCCAACCAATGACCAAATATGAATTACTCGACTCAAAAATAATGAGCAAAATTGATGCGCACCCTACGCCATTTTCCAGTCTGTACGTCAGGGATGTAGCAGAAGAATGAGTCCGTATTGCAAAGGATGAGAATAAGCCAGAGCCTTTCCGCATTCTCGATCGCCGGCTTCAGGCGCTACGTAAAGCGGGAAAAATCCGCAGTACATCCAAGGGCTGGGTGAGGGCTTAACCAATGACCAGCAAAATAACCAGAGAGCAGCTTCACGAACGCGCTCGTGAAAACGTCAAAGCGCTGAAAATGGCATCACGACAGACAGCATTCGAAAGCGCACGCGAAGAAATATTGGCTGACCTGCAGCTTGCTGAACTGGCTCTGGCCGCAATGGACGGCGAGCCGGTGGCGTGGACATGGCACTATCGTGAGCAATGGCATGTCACAAACGATAAATGCCGGGCAGAATTTGTCGCAAAAGATGGAGATGTGGCTGTACTGCCGCTCTATCGCCACGCGCAGCCGGTGCCGATAGTGCAGATGGTCCCGGAGGAAGCGCCAGAGCACCTTCTACCAAAGGGCAATAGTCGCGATACCACTTATCGACGTGGGGCAATTATCCTTGGCTGGAAACTATGCCGCGCCGCCATGCTCGCAGCCGCCCCGCAGGAGGTGAAAGGTGAATAGAGTCGAATTGCTTCAGAAGATATCGGCGCTCGCTACTGAATGCCACGCGCTGGCCTGTGAGCTTGATATTGGTGATGAGCGAACCGAAATGTTCGAAATCTACAGCGTGCTACACAACCTCGGTCGCCGCGGGTACGCCTGCCAGGTAGGGCGGCGAATGAATCCATTGCTCGCATCCTGCGATGACGACGATGATGAGGATGATGACTGATGCCAAGTAAATTAAAGCGTCGGCGATGGAGGCGTATGCGGGATGATTTAGCCTGGTATAAGGATGAAGCAAAGGACCTTCATTGCCGTCTTATGGAATTAGCCGATGAAGTTGCAAACCTTCGCAAACAGATTCTCCCAGAATCTAAAACGGTGATTGCCAAACTGAAGATGTACGAAACAGATAAGGATGATCGAGACCACCAGCTATGCAGAAGATGTAATGACGGGATTCGTGGTGGTTGCTCGTCATGTGCTTATAACGTTCGATAACCGGGTGCAGCCGGTATGTGGAGAAGAAATGTCACGTATGGTCTCTTTACTCGAATGGGCGAAAGATGAATTCGGCAGTGAAGCCCCTAGCGAGCGAGTATTAAAAAAATACGCTAAAGGTCAGATGATAGCGCCACCACCGATGAGAGTCGGACGGCGCTGGATGGTTGACAAAGAAGCTCGTTTTATAGGTGTAGTTGCTGAACCGCAACTTCCAATAAATGTTAACCCAAAACTGAGACGGATAATTAGCGATGGCAGCTAGACCGCGTACCCATAAAATCACTATTCCAAACCTATATTGCAAACTTGATAAACGTACCGGAAAGGTTTACTGGCAATACAAACACCCGATATCTGGTCGTTTTCACAGCCTCGGCACGGACGAAGCTGAAGCAAAGCAGGTGGCAAGTGAAGCAAATACTATTATTGCAGAGCAGCGAACCAGGCAGATCCTTGGTATTAACGAGCGCCTAGCTCGCATGAAAGGAAACCACACGGATATTACAGTTTCTTCATGGCTCGACAAATATGAATTGGTGCAGGAGGAAAGATTGAAACACAACGAGCTGCGCCCAAACTCTTTTCGACAGAAAGCTAAACCAATCCGTCTTTTTCGGGAACATTGTGGAATGCAATATCTAAAAGATATTACAGCACTTGATATTTCCGAAATAACAGATGCTGTTAAGGCAGAGGGTCATAACAGGATGGCTCAAGTTGTACGCATGGTACTAATAGATGTTTTTAAGGAGGCTCAACATGCTGGTCACGTTCCGCCAGGATACAACCCTGCCCAAGCAACGAAACAGCCACGAAACAAGATAAGCAGACAAAGGCTATCTCTGGAGGAATGGAAGGCTATTTATACATCCGCCGAACAACAACAACCTTATTTACAATGTGGAATGTTGCTTGCCATTGTAACAGGGCAACGCCTAGGAGATATTTGCAATATGAAGTTTTCGGATGTATGGGATGATATGCTGCATATTGAGCAGGAGAAAACAGGAACTCGATTAGCCATTCCCCTTTCTCTCAGAAATGAAGCGTTAAATATTACTCTGAGTGATGTTATTTCAAAATGTAGAGATGCTGTGGTGAGTAAATACCTTGTTCATTTTCGCCATAGCACCTCACAGGCTAGTCGTGGTGACCAAGTGTCAGCCAAGACACTTACTTCAACGTTCAAGAAAGCACGGGATAAAAGCGGTCTAACCTGGGAAGAGGGAACAGCTCCGACTTTCCATGAACAGAGATCACTTTCCGAGCGCTTGTATCGTGAGCAAGGGATAGACACCCAGAAACTATTGGGCCACAAAACAATGAAAATGACTGACAGATACAATGATGACCGCGGTAAAGAGTGGATCATTGTTGGTAAAAAAGCAGTATGA